ATTTCATCAAAGCCTACAAGATCGTACGGGCGGCCCTGGTAAGCAATCTCGTCACCTGCATCCTTGCAAGAGCCGAATTGTATCAGCCGGCCGCCGCGACGAAGTGTATGCTTGGTATCATTCCAGCCCTTTTTCGAGTTGAGCATGTCGTAGATAAGCCGCTGCGTGAGCCCTTCGAGCTGTGTAGATTCACGCCGGTAGATAACTGAAAGCGTATGTTTCGTAAGGCCCAGGCCCAGGAGCAGATCTGATTTAGCGCCGCCGGCAGCCCCGCCATAGTAAAGAATATCGGCCGCGCTTTCATACGCGAGGCTTTGCTGGCCAGGCAGCGGGCCCCAATCCGGCACTATATCGTCGAGGACCTGGTGAAGCTCAATCTTTGTCTGTGGCGTCAGGTACGAGATCAATCGCGTTATCTCCGCTATCGATTCCGTTCCCAGCATTTGTGTTTGCATTAAGTTTATCCTGTATGAGTTTTGCCACCTGGGGATTACTTAACAATAGATGCGCGGCCCGTGCAAACTTCACGGCCAGCTCCATGTCGCTTTTCAACTGGACCGGCTGCGGGTTTCCATTCGCATCCGGATTAAGGACCATGCCCATCTTCTCTTTGTAGAGATCGGCCATAGCTAAAGCTGTTTTAAGATTTTGGGGATTTCCTCGGACCGCGGATTTCACCAGGGCGCTTACCATGGGCCCCTGGCTCATACGAACAAAACGCTGGCTCTCGCTTTTGTAATGGCACATAAATTTTTTATCATGCGCCAAGCGGTAGTAAGTTCTTCTGTTTATTTTTGCCAGTACACAGATCTCAGTTACCGGTTTGAACCTATGCTCCGGATTCAAAAGAACTTCCAGGAGCTTTCGCCCCGCTGGATTTGGTCTGTACGTTGTGGCTTCGTGCGTATCTGTTTTTTCTACGATTTCTGCCGTATCAATGCTCATGGCCATATCTTTTTTCTCATCCTCGTCAATCCTCGAGCGGCGAATTTTCGTCAAACTCGCTCGTAGAGCCTATTTCGAGTATATCCGGCACTTCTGCGCCTCGTTTTGTCCAATTCCAGTTAAGATTTAAGAGCGCTGCGAAGTCTTTAACGTCGTGATCTATGGTCTTTTGGCCTAATAGTGGAATGTGCATCAGTTCATGTAATACCAAAATAACAAGTTGCGGTTTGGAAAGGTAATCAATATTCGCTCGATAAACAACAATGCAGTATTTTTTGTCGGTAAAGAATTGGATGGGTAGATCTTGTAAGCTGTAGCAACGTGCGAGAGCTTTTGGCGTGAGTTCAAGTTCGTCGAGAAAGAGTATTTCTTTGACATTGATATGCCCTACCCTGTCGATACGTTCTATAAGTTTTTGAGCTATCTCTAAAAGCTCCTGTGATTCTCTAAATTCTGCCATGTGTCGCTCTTGGCTCGCAGTGAATACAAAGTCCTGTGTCCTGGTTAAGAATGTTCTTACCGACGGTCCTGGTGCATTGAGGGCACTTCATTGTTATGATGCCTGGATTACAAAAACAGCATACGCCGTTTTCAACAAGGGTATGGTCATAGAATTTATTACACTTACCACACTGTGCTTTTATTGTGACGTCATGGTTCTCTGCCGGTATAATGCCTTTCAAAACACTACCCAGGCTTTCGAGTGCCTTCTTATCTTCCTCGGGGCTGCCTTTATCGTCTTTATGCTCTTCCTGGTATTCGCGTTCGTTGTAATTGCCATTCTCTTTCGATAGAATATCGTCCAGGTACTTATACATGTTTATGATTGGCTTCTTTGAATTTACGACGGCTTCAAGTGTGTGTAAAAGCGCATCACGATTTGTTCCATCATGGAAGTGTCCTTCTGCCCAATTAGTAGCATGCTTTACCTGGACCCGATTGGTTATCTTTTGCATGATCTTTCCAATCACTATTCCATACTGTGTGAGGAAGGCATTAAACTCTCCTTTTTCGGTCTTTTTCTTTTCCCGTTCGGGTAATCCCTCCCCTTTGCTTTTCTTTAGTTTAGTATCCTTTAGTTTAGTATGTGTATTATCCGGCTCTTTTTGAGAAGGAAACTCGGTTATTGCCACGTTATCCCCACCAGAAACCGCATTACCCGCTCGGTTATTGGCATAAAGCGCCCGTATTTCATTTATAGTGATGATGGGATTTTTCCTGTCTTTGTACGCATCCTTAATAGAATCAAGAAAATCCTCGCTTGCGATTACCCTCTTTTCTCGCCATAAAGGGGCGTCGATCTTGCCCGTCGTTGCCATCATGTCGAGCATATCCATACCCATATTTTCGTCCTTACATTTCACCCTGGCAAAGAAATACATGCGGTCCGAGGCATCCCCAATACATATATGATGGTCCGGCTGCTTTGCGAGAAACCGGAACAGATTAGTAAAGAAACCTATGCCGGCCAGCTCATACTTCGATTCCAGGACAAAAAGGGTTCTTCCGTCCTTTACAATGAAGGGAAAATAGTCCACGTCTTTACGCTCGGGTCTTGCCATGCTATTCCCCCCCCTTCGGCATAATTTCTGTGCCAGCCTTGTATAAATATTCGAGGGTTCCTTTTGCACACAGGGCAAAACATATTTTTTCTAAATCCCCCACAAAACATGAGTATCGAAGCTCCAAAAGTAATGATTGCTCCCATTCTGCCCGCTGATCTCGTTCAATCCCGTGGCAATTATCACACAGGGTTACAAGGTCAACTCCGTTATACTCCCAGGGGTCCAGGCCACTTTTATAAAAACGGTGGTGTACGTTAAGTGTCTGTGTTGTATCGCCACAGGCCTGGCACGTCCACTTATCACGCTCGAAAATTTCCAGGCGTTTCTTCTGCCATCGTGGGTCTTTCAGCTTCTCCGCATAGGTTTTGCCGCTTATCATAAAACCTCCCGTAGTTTTGCCCGATTATTTTAGCGGAAAGCCGGTCGGGAAACCGGCCTTATCGGCACCGGTGGCCTATCCGCAATTAAATTTGTAAACTCGATTGAACCTGCCTCTTGATACACTTCCAGAATGAAAAAGACCCCTCCCGAACTCGATAAAATTGTTGATGTTGTTCTCTCATATCGCCCAAAACCTAAAAAGAAAAAGAAGTGTATAAAACTGCCTAAAGTGCCATTGCCTCGCACAAAATCCCACAATCCCCAGTGATAGGCGGATCGTGGCGACCTTGCTCTGGTTTTAGTTCATCAAGGTAAATTCCCGGGATAATCGAAAACCCTAAATCACGCTCCAGCTTTGCCCGTGATGCAAAAACTTCTGGAAAATCAATTTTTATTCGGTTGAAATATCCCATCCCACCACTTTTAACACAGCCAATGCAATTATTGTTGTGATATCCCATATCATACATGACAGGGCGTTTTATCCCACTAGCGTTCAGAATCTCATGAGCTTCTTCTTTGGTGATATTCCGTTCGACCAGAGGGAAAATGTGCTCCTGCTCAGGCATGTGCTGCTTGATATTTACGATACGATTCTTTTCATTACAGTCAAAGCCCCACACCACTCGCAAATTATCTGTGTTTTCGTATTCAAACCGCTTACGCACATCTCTTTTCAAGACCGTTGTACAAGGTGCTCCGACATTTGGGGCCTTAATGAACTTTCGATAACGGCAAACTTCGTCAACGGTTTTAAAATATGGAGATTGCCATATTTCCACTGGCTTTCCGAACCATGCCTCACAAGCCTTCACAAAGCGCATCGTATCAGGGTGTTGATCGTTAATATGGGTGTAAAATATCCGGTCAATCTGATTTATTTCCAATTTCGTGGCTACTGCCGATGAAACACCGGAGCTGAAATAACTAACCGTTAACATTAACTATCTCCTTTGGAGATAGGCGAGTGCATTTTAATGACATTCAGCACTTGTTCCTGGCGGCGGCCCAGCTCCGGCCGAATACTCTGATAAGCCTCGTTACGATTACAGGTTGGTATATCGATATTGGTCGGCAGATTGAATAAGGGTAATTCTTCTTCTTTCATTCCTTCTCCATCGTTCCAACCGAGATCTCCGTCCTGGGTACCAGGCCGTAGAATTTCAAGGCGCTAATCCGGACCACCTGGGCGTCGTCGTGCCATACGAAGCTGTTAAAACAGTCCTTGATAAACTTGACCAGGTTATCCAGATCCGGCCGCTTTGCGTAAAACCGCGTCGTCGACCAATCAATATTGCGCTCTTTTTTCGAAATAGAACTTACAGACGAGCTCGACCGGCAGATCTCGAGCGATAGGCGTAATCCAGCCGATCTTCATAAGCTGGGCCTGGCACTCCCACATGAAGCGGCTTTCCGCGGTGCGCTGGTCATTATAAGTACCGACAAATTCCCCGCGCCGAAAGAACCTCGGCCTCTTCTTTGCTATTGGCTTCCCTGGTACTGTGATCGTAAAGAGGTTCATTCGTTTACCGCTTTCTCAGAAAACCCCTGCAATTTCAAAGGGTCTACCTTAAAAACCATTTATCACCTTGTATACCTTGCGTCATTCCGACTTCAGATATAGATTAGGGTCAAAGTCAGCATCATGAAGAACGCGGGCCATAGCATAAAGGATTTCTTCTCTTAGTTTCTTTTTTATGGAAGGGCTCAACTTGTCGAGTTTGAGTTTTGTAACTTCGGGGATTTTTAGGGAAAAGACTTCGGTACATTTGTCGATGTCGTCGATGTCGTGCATGGTGGCTCCTACGAAAAAGATGTTTAGAGAACAGAAAAAATATGTTATGAAAGGGAAGAGACATAAAAAGCATGTGCTGGCTGGGCTACATGGGGGTTTCTGTGCCCCTTCCCTATTCTTATTTAAATCTGCGCGAGCTCTTTTTTTAAATTGTTCAACGTTTGCTCCGCACCTGGCCCGGAACGATAGCCGGAGAGTGCCATTGACAGCGAGTTGCGGTTAATATTCATGCGTTCAGCAAGTACGCTTTGCCCTCCCCTTTTGGCATAGCCCTTCTCGGCCATGAGCCGGATGCAGTGTTTGCGAAGCCGGTCTATTTTAGTCATGGGTGGGATTATACACTACACGATGCATTCTGTCAAGATGTAAAATAATCCTTGACAAGATACATGTCTTAGTGTACTATCCCACCATAGCAACAAAAAATCCGGAGATCACATGAAAGAAATACAGCTAAACAAAGGCAAGGTCGCAATCGTTGACGACGAGGATTTTGAGCGCCTAAATCAATTCAAGTGGATTGCCACGGAAAGAAAGAGTCAAGGCAAGTGGTATGCGATTCGATCAAGCCGCGCACCGGGTATGACGTCTGCCGACAGAAAGATGGATCGCCACATTCTTGACGTTCCTGCGGGATTCGTGGTCGATCACAAAAATGGCAACGGCCTTGATTGTAGAAGGGGCAATCTTCGCCTTGCAACGTACACGCAAAATGCACAGAACAAAAAGAAGTCAACGAGGCCAATGTCGTCCCACTATAAAGGTGTGTCGCGCTTTTCTGATGTCTGGTTATCTAAAATCACATCAAACTATAAAGCACATATCATAGGTGTTTTCCCATGCCAATTCTGCGCGGCCCTCGCCTATGACCTGCATGCAATAGAACTATTTGGTGAGTTTGCAAGCCCGAATTTTTTACGTTCATCATCCTCGCAAGAGGTAACGATATGACCCGAAAACAGCTCTCTACAGCTTTCATCTGCAATGTTGGTTTCTGGACGCTCTTTTATGATTGTCCCTACAAGGAAACGGCACGGCGGAAGGAAGACGAAAGCGACCCTCACGCGCTCAGATCGCGGCGGTGGGGAGGTAGGGTAAAGTGATCTTTTAATCGCGGGGAGGCGTGGTGCCCAGCAAGGCTCATAACCTTGAATGTGTCGGTTCGATTCCGGCCCCCGCTATTGCCTTGCGGCACAGCCCGGCGGCTTTGTGGGGCAGTTATATAAAGGAGGACTTATGAACAGACGACGAGCCACAAGATATTTAACGATCTACGGACAGGGCATGTTGGCGGTCCTGGTGATTGTAGCATTGACGCTGTTTTTAATCTTATTCGGAAGGAAATAGATCATGGAACTGGAAAATTTACCCTGTCTGCTTTGTGAAAAAATAACAATGGATGATTGCTGCGGCATAGATGCGCGGCGCCTTTCATCATCCCAGGTCAATGTCAAAAGACCAGCGGATTGTCCGAAGGAAAGAGAGGAAAAAGAAGATGGACATAAATGATCTGAAAGCCCTGTTTAGATTTCAACGGAAAGCAGAGCCAAAACCTAAAGGCTCCGGCAAGATCAGGTTTAGCCTTTACGCCGGCAGGAAGAAATGGTCGGGCGATCAGGAGAGGGAGCGCCGAAGAAATCAGATCGCCTGCGGAATATTGAAGGTCAATTAAGCCCACTATGCTTTGTGGAGAGGGGAGAGGGAGAGAAGGATAAAAGCAGCGGATCAGACAATCATATTTGCAGGTGCCTCCGGCGTTGATAGGAGATCGGCGCCGGAGCACATTTTAAGAAAGGAAGGTAGTTATGGCGGAAGATAAATTGTTATGTCCTCTTTCGTTCATATTCAATATGGCCTCGCTGGTGCCAGGAGCGCTCGAGAAGTCCACGTTCGTTTTCAGCTATTGCGCCGGGATGCAATGTAAGTGGTGGGTTGAACGTGAAGGGCGGAAGGGGAACTGCGCCATCGTAATCCTGTCGGAAAGGATGGAAAGGAGTTTGCAGTGAGTAACCTATTCAAAGCACAGGTCGTCGGCATGGCGGCCGTGGAAAGGGCTCTCGGCCTTTCCTACGAAGCCGGATTGTATAAACGGGCATCCGCCCACGAAGAGGCCAAAGATGTTTTATGGCCAAATGAGGAAGAGAAGAACGATGAAGGACGACGAGATTGTTGATGCGGTACCGGACCCGCAAATCCAGTACCGGAAATGCGTCGAGTATCTTCCCTGTAAATTTAGCCAGGAAGAGATCATTGAAATGAGCCAGGAACAGGCGCGGACGTATCAGGATCTACAGGAGTTTGAAAACCGGAAGAAAGAAGTAATGGCCGACCTTACTGCCGATATAAAGAAAAGAGAGGCAGCCCTGGGACTCCTGGCACGGAAGATCAACAGCGGTTACGAATACCGGAACGTCGATTGTGAGTGGATATTGGACTTTCGGAACATGACGAAAACTTTAACGCGGTTAGATTTAGAAACTGACTTCGGTGTGCACGTCGTCCGTACGGCGCCTTTGTCCAGCGCAGATCAACAGGCTTCACTCGAATTGGCGGAAGCGGCTTTACCGAAAAACCAGGCTGGCCCTGATGCTGTTGAAAGCAGTGGAGAAGAATCACAACCATAACTTTATTATTATAAGGAGGTCATAGGAAATGACGAAAGAAGCAGCAGCGACAAAACTTCCGGCGGTACAGTTGAAACCGCTGGACGCGGTGAAAAGAATCGAGAAGGACTATCCCCAGGAAGCAAAGCTCCTACTGGCGGTAGTCGAAAATAACATACTCGCCCTGGGCACAGACGAGGTATTTGCCCTTCGTGACAAAGAAGGGGAAGTCAGGGCATTCAAGCAGATCTGCCAACTAAGCCTCGTAAATGGTGGATTGGTGAATCTTCCGATAGCCGGAGGCGTGATTATCGTATCCGCCCAAGGTTATGAAATGTGGGCAGAGAAAGCAGCGGCCAGCGTGATCTTCCCCGTCGAGGTCATGGTCTATGGCAAGCCCATGGCAAACCCCGCAGCGCTCCATGATGCAAACGGCGATTGGACCGGCTGGGCAATTCGGGCGGCAGCTTTCCGTCTATCAGCCATGGGGCTGCCGATCGTATCCGACCGTACGGTTATCTTCGATATTAACAATCGAAGGAACATTGAATTTTTAGCGAAGGCTAAGAAGTATCAACAGGCGTTCAAAATCCTTGCCAAAAAAGCAAACCCACCGGAAGAGAACGGCTCCTGGATTGAATACGAATTTGATAAGGCAAGCTCCCTGTGGGTGAATGCCAGCCACAATGAGGCTCTTGATTGGTACGCTGATATTAGTCAGATGATTAAGAACTCCCTGCAGCTCGCCCAAACACACGCTGCCAGGAACGCCTTAAAGCATTTAAGCGGGCTCCAAAAGGCTCCGGATAAAACAGGCGTATGGAATATTCCTGTGATCGCATGGAGGCCTACCAGCGGCAACATCATTAAATGGGACCCGACGACCTACAAGAATCTCCAAACAAAAATCAGCGCCATGGTTTCCGGTGACAGATCGGAGTTTAAGCAGATTGAGCTCACTTCCGGAGTGGATACTTTGGACGAAACGGATATAGCAGCGGTCAATGCCGGCGAGGTTGACGAAACGGCTCATGCCGCTGGTGCGGAAGGCGAGCACAAGGAAGAAGGGGCCGCACAAGAGCCCAAAGAAAAGAAGAAGGCCAGGCCAAAGGAAGATCAAAAGGTCATTCAACAGCTCCGGGCAGTAATTAAGAGTATGCCGGATGAATTTGCAAAGGCGTGTTTTGCTCTCGAGCTGAAAGAGCTCGAAGCAGATCAGTACGAGGTTGATACTGCGAAGAAGATCATGGAGAAAGTAACCGAGCTGATGGAGGCATAGGCCTATGATAACCTCTATTAAAGGTGAATCTATAAAGGGGCTGACCTTTGAACAGCCCCTTGGGAGGCTTACCCTGCTTCTTGGTCCGAATGGAGCGGGGAAAAGCGCGAGGCGGGACGCCCTGATGCTGGCGCTGATGGGCTACGTTCCCGGGTCCGCGAAGAAAACTAATCCGGAAATCTTCGCGGCCTATTCATCCTCTCCGGAAAAGATGGTTGTTGGCTTCACTCTCGACAACAACTTCAAATTTGATCGCGGATTCTTCAAAAAGGCTAACAGCATCACCCAGGCCCATCAGGTCAATGGGGCCCGCTCCGCGAAAGAGTTTTACTATGAAACCCTCGGCAAGTCCGGAGGCATCAAGGCCGTTGACGTCGGCGCTTTCATGGATTTGAGCGATCAAAAGAAGATTGATCTTATCCTTGACCTGTATCCGCCGAAGGAAGATCTCAAAGGCATCATCGATGCTGCAGACAAGGGAAAGGTGAAGATACTTGACTTCGAGCAAAGGGCCAGGGCGAAAGAGGATGCCACAGCGGAGCTCATAGCATCGAAGGCCGCGCTTAATCTCCCGCCCGGAACGCTGGCAGAGATAACCGGCGAGATCATGAGGGCAGAAGCACAACTGGAACTCGCACAAGAGAAGTTGACTGCGGCCACAGCGGAGCAATCTGCCGCAGAGGCAAAAGCGAAAGCAGAAGAGAAGGCAAAGGCCGATGCAGAGACAGCGAAGAAGAAAGCTGACGAGGCCTTGAAAAAACAGGCAGAAACAATCAAAGCGCATGAGGAAGCCGCTGCGAAGAAAGAGGGGCTAAAACCCGCGGAGGCTCACTTGCCGGGCACTCCGAAAGTTGAACCTGGGCCAACGTCAGGCGACGTTTTAGTACCGGCAAGCGAATTTTCA